TCACTGTTCCTTATCGAACGTGGACAGCAGGTTGGACATTGCGGCGTCTGCCAGCTTGCTTCGGTTCGCCCTGGCGCGGTACTTCACGAACGTCGCCGCCTTCTTGTGACCGGTGATCGCCATGCCCTCGGCATCGGTCCCTCCGCTCTCGGCGATCCGGCGCGACACCGCTTTGCGCAGGCCGTGCATTGAGCAGTTCTCCAGCCCGGCATCATCGCACCACTTGCGCATCCGATTTCCGAGCCCGGCGACGCTGAAAGGCTTGCCGTGCTGCGTCGTGACCAGATGCCGGATCGGCGCTGCCGGCAGGGCTTCCAGCGCCGCTTTCGCCATCGGTAGCATTTCGACCGAAGCCTCTTCGTTGTCCTTGGCGTGGGCGATGATGATCCGGCCGTTCTGAATATCGTCTCGGGTCAGGGTGGCGACGTTGCAACGCCGTGCCGCGGTGTTGAGGGCAAGCTCCAACGTCAGGCGCGCCATGGTGCCCAGCTCGTGCTTGGCGCGATAGCGCTCGATCTCGTCTTCCGTCCATGTATGGAAGCCGGGGCCTTCCTTATAGACGTCGGTGAGCCGCGCCGGGTTTTCCGTGCGCCATCCTAGCCGAATGGCATGGTCCATCACGCCCGCAAGCACCTTGCGCAATTCATTCGCGGCGGCAGGCGTGGCAGACATGCCGGCAAGGATCTTGTCGAGCCAGATGACGGTGATCTTGGCCACCGGCCGGTTCCCGTATCGACGCCCCTTCTGGTCCTTGCGATCAGCAAACCGCTCAAGGATGCGGGCCTGCTTATACATGGTCCTCTCGCCCTTCTTCTTCCACTTCGTCGTGGCCTTGAAGCGGGCGATCAGGTCATCAAGGCTTTGCGGCTCGATCCTCGCCGCCGACACCGGTCCTGTCTCTGCCAATGGGCCGGCCTTGATGATGTTCGCATAGCCTTCGTGGAATGCGATTGATCCGGGATCTCCGGGAACATAGGCGCTTTTCCAGCCCTTGCGGCGGAACCGGTAGCGTATCTTGCCGTGGCGATCGGGGACGGCGCAGACGTTGGGCGGAAGTTCAGACATCTTCATCCGTCCATTCTTCATCACCCGACGGCTTCGTGTCGACCGATTCGCCGATAACCACCTCGATCGTCGCCCGCTTGAGATCCATGATGATCCGGGCACGCGCGATGCCTGCGTTGGCGACGGCCTTGGTGGCGCGATCCATGTCCGCCTGGGTAATGCGTGCCGGGGCCGTCATGCCGACTGCCCGGAAAAGAGCCCCGGCGCTCCGCGGCAACGCGCTCGCGTTCGGCCCGCGCCTCCGCTTCCTTCTTGGCGGCGTAGTCGTTGAGCTGGCCCTGAACCTTGTTGCGGGCAGTCATCAGCTTCGCGCCAAGCTCGTTCTTCTCGGCATCGACCACGCGCCCGCCGGTCAGATAGTGGGCCTTGGCCGACTTGTGCGCGGTATCGACGTGATCGATCGCGGCACGCACCAGCTTGATGAAGCTGCCGCCACGGGCATAGCTTTCGTCGTCAACGACCTTGGCGCGATCGGCGGCCGCCATGATGTCCTCGACCTTCTGCTCGAAGTCGGGGCGATCGGTCAGTAGCGCCTCACGAAACGCCGCGCGCGCCTCCTCCTCAACCGGTGGCTTGTTGTGGCCGGAAAGGGCTTCGGCCGGCTTGGGCTTCTCAGGCCACGGCGCGACATCATCGAACACGGGTTGGGTAATCGGCATGGGGAATGCTCCTTCGGGGGTCAGAAAGGCAAAGGCGTGTTGGTGCTCAGCCGGTCGATTTTCCGCCCGCGCTCCGCGTAGGCGCTGTCCGGCGCTTGCTCGCGCGCCCACGCCTGCCGGGCGACGAGCGAGCGGTATTCGGCTTCCGTCACCGGTCCCCCGGCGCACTTCGGCCACACGGTATCGAAGTCGATCGGCTCACCGTTGGCCTCGGCCTGCCAGCGCCACGACCGGTCCATGACCTCGCCGGTCTCGGGATCGTGCGGCGGGCCAAACCAGAGGCGGACGCCAAGAATGATCGTGTCGCGGCCGAGCCGGACCTTGTAGAAGCCCGCCACCGGCTCGGATGCATCGACACCACGAAAGGTGCGCGCCATGACAGCCTGGGCATCGGCATAGGTGGCGGGCGCGCGGCTCATTTCGCGATGAACTTCGATGCGATCCACCGCCACCACGGCGCACGCTTGGCCATGCGCTCGGCGTACCATGCGCGGGTTGGCGTCACGCCGAACAGGGGCGGATGCGCGGTGCCGGCGCTGCTCTGGCGCATGGTGGGCACGGGGACGTGGACGCGGGCGGTCATGATACAGGGACCAGCTTGCCCGACTGGCAGACGTACCAGACATCGGCATCAATGCCGTCCTGCCCGACAATCCCAGCGGCTACAGAGATGATCTTGTAGGAAGGGTAAGCCTCACGCTCGACAGCAAAGATTGCGCATCCTTCCGCGCCCATAACTCGTCCGACATAGCCGGTCGCACTGGCCGCGCCCCAAGTGCCGGTCGCACTGGCCGCGCCCTGATCGCCGGTCGCACTGGCCGCGCCCCAAGTGCCGGTCGCACTGGCCGCGCCCCAAGTGCCGGTCGCACTGGCCGCGCCCCGAGTGCCGGTCGCACTGGCCGCGCCCCGAGTGCCGGTCGCACTGGCCGCGCCCCGAGTGCCGGTCGCACTGGCCGCGCCCCGAGTGCCGGTCGCACTGGCCGCGCCCCGAGTGCCGGTCGCACTGGCCGCGCCCCAAGTGCCGGTCGCACTGGCCGCGCCCTGATCGCCGGTCGCACTGGCCGCGCCCCAAGTGCCGGTCGCACTGGCCGCGCCCCAAGTGCCGGTCGCACTGGCCGCCCCGAGTGCCGGTCGCACTGGCCGCGCCCCGAGTGCCGGTCGCACTGGCCGCGCCCCAAGTGCCGGTCGCACTGGCCGCGCCCTGATCAATCGTCACATGGGCGTCATCGGACTTGATCGCCCGTTCCCACACCCAATCCCATGCGCGCTTCACCAGATCGCCGATGCCGATCTCGATATTGACGGTCAGGATAGTGCTGGCAGCCTTGTCGTCTTCGCGGCGGCAAATGTCGCCGGACTGCGTGACCGTGAAATACCTGGACCGTCCGGGAGCGTAATATCCGAACACCGAAAGCGGATGAATGTCTTCGGGGCAGGCATGAAAGCCATTGCCGCAGCACTCCGCCTTGCCTTCGACGGTATAGGTCTTGCCCGGTTCGAACTGGAAACCGCGACAGGTCAGATCGGTGTTGAAGCCCTTGATCGACTGGATCGCCGTCTCGGGCTGCTCTTTTTTCTTGGACATGGGGAGCCTTTCAGGACCGCAGCGCGGCCACCAGTTTTTCGGAAAGGAAGACGTTTTCGGTCGCGCCCGAGAACATCGGGGCGATGTCGCGGGGATCGTGCCCGGCAAGACCGCAGCCAATCGCGGTCACCAGAAAGGACATCTCGGGATGTTCCGCCGCATACCGAACGAAATCGGCGACATACGGAGCAATGCGCTCGACCGGCATCGTCCGGATATTCTCGTCCTTGGTAGGGATGGCGTAGGAATTGCCGGACAAGCCAACGCCGCACCCCAGCGCAGCACCCCATGATTGAAGCGCCTCGCGGGCAGCGCCGGCACCATGGGCACCAGCCAGATTGGAACCGAAAACGAAAATCGGCTTAGCCACAGAAAGCCTCCATAACGAGAACGAGAAACGGTGAGACGGCCATCGCCACCGCCACGACAAGCGCGGTCAGGGCGGTATCGGCAGGGTCAGCGGCGAGGATGGCGCGCGCGGTGCGGAGCTGGTGGAGCATCACAGCCTCACCTCGTTCCGATCGGCCCCGACGACATCGGCGCCGGGCGACCATGACCACGGCTCAACCGGATCGAACGCGTCCATCGCCATGGCGAACAGCTTGACCGAATAGGGCACGCCGACGTTGCGCGTGACGCCGGTGTCCGGGCACTTGAGCCACTTCTTGGTCTCCTTGACCTGGTAGAAGTGGGCCACCGTCTTGCCGGTGATCGTGTCCGTCTCGTGGATGACGAAGTGCCGCTTGTGGAACAGCGGAACCTTGCCCAGCGCTTCGGCGAGCGTGGTGGCGTCCGCTACGTCGATGGCCGCGCATTCGGTGCTGTCCATGATGTGCCACGCCCGATAGGTGTGGCGGACCAGCGGGCGGGCGCGCATATCAGCCTTGACGCTATCGAAGCAGGCGGCGCGGGTGCGGGTGGCGTTCATGCCACGACGCTCCCCGACAGGCCCAGCGCGGCGTTTTCAGCCATGCGCCCGGCAAGTGCCCCGGCTTCGATCCGCTCGATCGCGGAGCGCATCCAAGCGGCATCCTCGCTCAGCGCCGGGCCGAACACGCCGACCGCCATGCAGACGGACTCGGGCTTGCTCAGGATGCGCTCGATATCGCCAAGCGCGGCCGACAGCTTGATCCGCAGGCGCTCCAGATCGCGCACGACTTCATCGCGATCGTAGTTCGCGGGAATTGCCGAAGTGATGGATTGCAACTGCATCTTCGCCTCCATTGCCATCGCTGGCTTCCGGGTCTGCGCTTTCGGCTCACCGGGTATGGAGGTTTAATATTTGCATATTGCAAAGTCGTCAACTGGAAATAGTTGCAATTTGCAAACTTGGTGCGAATCACCTATCCGCAGACTGCGCTTATGGCGTAGATGTAGGAAAGCTATTTGACGCGCGGGCCAAGGCAGGAGTTCGGGACCATGATCAATCGCGATGAGATTGGCCTAAAGGAGATCAATCAGGACGTGGCGCGCGAAGCATTTGCTCAGGCTGAGCGCTATCTGACTGACGTAATCGAAAACAAGGACCGCATCGATCAGCGATGCTTCATCTTGCTTGCAGGATACCTCCCTGTCACGCTGGCTGTAGCCAGCGGCAAGCCCGATTTATGGGGCGCACTTGCGGCTCTGCTGCTTACGGCCGGGTCCGTCTCGTTACTTTTGGCGCTTCGGGCTTTACCTTATCCTGCGGTTGCCGTGTCACCGGCGGCCTACATGATGGAAGGTATAATCGACGGGGATGAGAGAGCCTTGCCAATAGCGCAAGCCGCCTTGGCCCATGACGCAATTGAAAAAATCGCTATTGCGGTCAAGTCGAACCGGATGAAGCTGCGGATGCTTGGCTTCGCTATCTGGTGCGGAGCGCTTTCGATTGCCGCGCTGGCAGCGATCAGAATTTACGCAGCGGTGAGCTAGGCACTGACCGCTCGAAGTATTCGTCTTCTCGCGCCGGCAACGGCTGCTGCTTGGGTGTCGGGCTAGGTGATGGCTGCGGGGCTGGCTTCGGCTGATCTGTCATCCGTTGGTTCCATCCTTAATGTAATCGACGACAAACTTTTCGACCTTGGCAAGCTGAGCTGGGGCCAGATCCGAGATCATCTCTAGCGTGCGTGTATCGACCTCCTTGGGGTCGTACTCTGCGATGAAGCCTGGGCGAGTTTTGAGGGCCGGCGCGAGCCTGCGCAACCACTTGAGAGAAAGGCCGCGCTCGCCTTCTTCAAGCAGGCTGATGACCGCCCCGGTGGTAGGGGGCTCGCATAGATTTGCTAGCTGCTCCTGCGTCAGTTTCATGAACTCACGCCACGCCCGAAGGTGGTTTGGTCCGCCGTTTTTGTCATCAGCCATTTTCGCAGTTTGCAAGATGCAACGCGGCATGTCCTCACGCATACTGCAAAGGTTGGGCTTGCAAGTCTCTTTGCAATCTGCAAAGTAATGCGCCATGGAAACGATCACTCCCACGGCGCTGGCGGAGGCTTCTGGCATCTCGCTTCCCTATGCCTCGCAGATTATTAGCGGCAAGCGGACTCCCGCTCGCTCGCTCGCCATCCACATCTTGCGCACGACCGGCTGGCGGCATGGCAGCATTGCCAAGTTGACCGACGAGCAGATCAGCACGCTCGAAAGCGTCGATCCATGGGTTCCCCGCGCCTCCCCGGAGGCCGCGTGACCACCGGGTTCTGCATCACCCCCGATGATTACCTGTCGGTCGGCATGGCGCTCGCCGCGTGCATGATCTCGCTGGCGACGTGCGTTTTGCTCCACCGGAACGAGCGCGCGTGGTTTCGCGACCAGATCGTCACGATCAGGCGCGAGCGCCGGCAGATCATCGGATGGACCAAGGAAGGTTGGCCCATCGCCAGCGCCCGCGACACTGCCGTCATGGTGGACAGCAGCCGCGTCGCCTTTACCCCGATCGCGGAACTGCCTTTGCCCTCCACCGGTCCGGGAGAGGCGTAAACATGGATCGTCTCCACGCCCCCGGAGGTAACCACCCGGTTGACTGCAAAGGCTTTGGTGACGGGCTTTGCATCGGACGGGCTCCAGCCCGCGACTTCGATGCCGGCAAACAGGCTCATGGTAGAGCCATTCACAAACCTGCTGCCGGGCCGGTCCATCAGTTCGATGGAGCGCACTGTCCACGTCGAGGCGGTCTTGTTCTCGACACGCACCTCCAGCCTGACCCAATTCGGCCACGACGTTTTTTTGAAATCCACGCTGAACACGGGTGCATCCATCCAGTGCGCCCTTTTGTGCGCGGCTCGCGCGTAACGAAACGACGCCGCGCTCAGCAGCAGCGCCAATCCCGAAATTGCCGTGGAGATGGTCAATGATCTGTCCCGCGCAGTTCTTGTTGGCTGCCGCGCGCACGATGCAGCGCGCTGGCACCGAGTCAAGGGAGGCGGCGTAGATGCTCGCCGCCCTCCTCACCTTCGGCCTTCGCCTCTCCGCCGGCGCGCTCGTGATGATCGCGGTGAGCTGCGCGGCCGACATCCTGATCCGCCGGGCGCGCCGCGCGCTCCGCAACCGCAGGAGCCGGCCATGAACATCGCGACGCTTGTCATCTTGGACGTTATCGCGCTCGCCGTCCTGTTCTGGCTGGCCGCACGCGCGCCGCTCGGCTGGCAGGATGAGGACGGGTTTCATGTCAGGGAGCGTCCCGAATGAGTGGCATCCCCACAGTTTGCCCGCCGGGTCGCACCGCAGGGCAGGAGGCGGCGGCCTCCATCCTCTCCCGGCTTGCCGCCTCCAACCATTCCCATGTCGCTGACCCGTACTTCCATAATGGAGATTTCCCACATGCATGACCCGTCGTCAGCGTCCGAAGGCGGTTTCGTTGGACGAGATCGTGTCTGCCGTGTCGTGCAGGGGCTTCTCCGCGGCGCGCAGCAGATGGGTTGGACCGACGAGAGCCTGGCCGCCGCATCCGGCGTGCCGGCGCGCACGATCAAGTCCTATCGCGTCGAGGGCAAGGAGCCGTCGCTGAGCAATGCGCTGTCGCTCGGATCGGCGCTTGGCCCGGCCGTCGTGAACGGGCTGCTCGCCGTGATTGGTTTCGGCGGCGCCCGGTCGCTGGGCGAGGAAGACGCGATCGACCCCGCGCAGCTGGTCGCAACGGTGCTGGAGCCGCTGTCCGCAATCGCTTCGGCCGCCGCCGATGGTCGGATCGACCACACCGAGCGCCCGGCGGTCGAACGCGCCGCCGACGCCATCATTGCCACCATGGTTCCGATTTCGAGCGCCGGCCGCAACGGCTGAGCGCGATGCAAGGGAGGGTCCCCATGATCGATTTCCTGAATGCGGCTTACGCTGGTTTAGGCGCTGCTGGGTTTACCGTCGGCTTGGTGCAGACGGCGATCGCGTTTCACGAGAACCGGCGCGCGGCCGCTTTGGCGAAACTGCTTGCCGATGCCGTCGAGCAGGGCACCGCCGCGCGCGGCCACGTCGTCAACCTCCAGCAGTCGTTGACCAAGATGGCAACCGACCTCGACGAGGCACTGGTCCGCAGCGTCGAAATCCACGCCGAGAACGACAAACTGCGCCAGCAAGTCGAGCGCGTGCGCCAGCAGCGCATTCGCGCCTCCCGCGCCGCAGCCGCCAAGCGGATCGCCGACGCGCAGCAGCGCCGGGTCGCCGCGCAGACCAAGACCATCTCCGCCCTCGCCGGCGGCGCACTTCGTCCCCGCGACGAGGTTGTCGCCGACGTGCGCCGGCACAGCGCCTGAAATCCACGGGGCGCGGTGGCCCCGATAGAGGAACGATGCGGTCCCGATAGCCCGTGCGACGCTGATGGATACGGTGCCTTTACCCACCGGCAGCGCCAATCGTTCCCCACCGGCCAACCCCAAGCACAGGAGGCCGCCATGGCCAGACGTAGAGCCCCCGATACCGAGACTGAGCAGGATAACGGCGGCGTGTATAACCGCCCGAATGCCGAGGTCGCGCTCAAGATCCTCGACACCGAGATCAAGCCGCGCAAGGCGTTCATCCAGGAAAAGACCGGCGACCTTTCCGACCCCTACAAGCGGGTCAAGGACGAGTGCCACTTCCCGCGATCGATCCTCGACCTGATCGCCAAGTTCGACGGCATGGAAGACGCCAAGCGGGATCACAACCTGCTCGCCCTGCACCTCGCGCTTGAGCTTCGCGGCTATCGCCGTCCGCTCGATCTCGTTTCCATGGCGGAAGGCGCTCAGGGCAACGAGCCGATCGTGAAGGCCGGCGCCACCGGTGGTCGTCCGAGGCTGGCCACGGTGCCCGACCATACCGGCGGCGACGACGATCTTGCCGAAGCCGGCGGGGCCGATCCGACCAATCTCGACCTGGGCGGCGGCACGGATGGCGACAAGGCCAATCCGTTCGAAGCGACCGACGAGGAACTGTCCAAGCAGGAAGGCCGGGGCAAGAGCCGCGCCAAGGACAAGGACAAGGCCGAGCCCGGATACGGCACCAGTGCCGCGGCGATGGCCGCCATGTCCGGTTCCACGCAACTCAACTGACCATTTCCGGGCGGGGCCGAAATGGTGCCCGCCCGGGTCTGCCGGAGCGTCATAATGCAATACGCTGCTTTCGACCTGGCCAAATCTTGCTCCGGATGGGCTGTCCAGATGGAGGGAGACATCCGGGAGAAGTTTTCAGGAAGTTCATGGCTTAAGGCACTCGAGCGCCTTCGCCTAAGCAATGTCAGCCGAAATTGGCGTGTGTTTGAGGATCCCAAGCGTGGCGTAATTTCGGTAGCTCACGGTTATTGGATTTTGGCCACCGAATTTGACGATGAAGGTCAGTGCCTCGCGCTTCTTCACGAGAACCTTGCAATACTTCACGAGGTTTTCGGATTTGACGCGATGTTATACGAACGATCTCTTACCCCGGAGCAGAGGGGTGGTAGGTCGAATGAAGCAAATGACGTCCTTATCGAACTGAATGGTCATGCAAAAAGCTTCTATTTTGCGTATCGCCGCGCCGGATTGATGCGCACCATTCAAGGAATTCATCGAGCTTCATGGCAAACTGGATTTCTCGGCGGAGTTAAGCGCGGAACCAAGCGCAAGGAACTTACCGAACTCTATGTAGATCGCGCCAGAGAATACGGTTTCGTATTTCGTAAGCCCGATGAAGCCGCTGCACTCGGCATCCTCACGTATGGAATGCTTTCACGAAAAGAGCATGTCCCGTGGGTCTTGGACGAAGTGCTGAGACCTATGGCGGAAGCGCGCGCATGAAGAAGCTCAGCCTCACCCACGCTGCCCGCGCCGCCCGCCGTCGCCTGATCCTGCGTGAGTACCGCGCCGGCATGAAGGCGGAAGCCTTGGCCGAGCGCTACGGCGTCAGCCCTCGCACGGTCCGTCACTATGCTGCCGACGCCAAGGTCCAGCGCCCACGGGGACGTCCCAGCGTGTGGCCGGAGTGCCCGCCCGACCAGTTGCGGATCTTCCGCAAACTCGCGCGTGAAGTCGGCGCCATAGCGGCCCGTGCTGCAATGGAAGGCGCCCGATGAGCGAGCGCATCGAAATGCTGCGCCAGAAGGCGCGCGAGGAAGCGGCCGAGCGCGAGCTGAGCTTCATCCACGCGAACCGGACCACCGGGATGCGGCACGACATCGGCGCGGCCGAGCATTCGTCTGCCGGTATCCGCTGGTTCGGCGGCGTGCGCTCCCTTGGCGGCATCCGTGGCGGCGACATCGAGAATGGCGGCCAGATCGTCGCCGACCGCTCGCCCTGCCCGCGTTGTGGCATCCGAAGTGACATCGGCTGCAAGCATCGGAGGCCAGCATGATCCCGATCCGTGGCACGAGAGCCGCGCCGCCGCGCTGGCCCTACACCGATCACCGGACGATCGCGGAAGTCGATGCGGCGATGGCGCGCCCCGATACCGTGCCGCCGAACAAGACCTGGTGCGAGCATTGCCGCGTGGCGTTGTCGGCCAAGCAGATCGGGTCGTGCGTGCGTGCGGCGTGCCCGGTGAGGATCTGGTAGCCACGATGGACCTCGACCAGACCCCCACCATGTGCTGCCCCGATCAGGACCGGATCAAGGACGTCGAAACGCGCGATGGAAGCGCCGTGGCGGACGTACACCGGCACAAGGGCCTGTTGCGCGGCTTCATCCTTGAAAGCGGCTCCTACGGCACACGCCGGCGGCTGATGCACTGGCTGCGGAATGGGCGTCTGACGCGGGCCGTGGAGCATCCTCAGGATCTCAGGAGGGTGCGGTGAAGCGCAAGATCAAGCACGCAGACGGACGCGCCGCCGAAATGGCGTTTGAGGTCCATGCGGCCCTGCTCCGTACCGAAACAGCAACCCCGTCCCTGCGCGACAATCCGCTTTGGATCATGCTCCGCCAGGACGCCTACGAAACCTTCTATCTCGCGCTGGACAAGATCATATGAATGCGCAGACCGCAGAAATCACCGAGCTTCCGCCGCCGGCCGACATCTCGAATGTCGAGGCCGAAGCGTTTCTTCTTGGCTGCATGATGACAAATCGTGCCGCGATTGATCGCGTTGCGGACATCCTGCGCGCCGAGGACTTTCGGCACCCGCTGCATGGTCGCATTTTCGAAACGCTGGTACATCAGGCATCGCTTGGGCGCGGCACTTCGCCGATCGCCATCAAGGGTATGTTCGAAGGCGATCAAGACTTAGCCGATCTAGGGGGGGCCAGTTATCTCGCCAAATTGACCGGCGACAATTCCATCGGCGTGCTCGACGAGCGCGAGTTTGCCCGCCAGATCATCGACCTCGCCGATCGCCGCCGGATGCGCGCCGGGCTGCTCGAAGCCGTCGCCAAATGCTCGGACTTGAACGCGCCGCTTCTTGAAATCGCATCCTGCGCCGACGCCGCTGTATCTGCCCGCGCCGAGACTGGCCTGGTCGAAGCCGATGCCGCCGATTGCGTGGCATCGTTCATGGCCGAGATGGATGATGATTCCACCGGGGTTCGCTGCGTCAACATTCCCGCGATGGACGATCTTCTCGGTGGCCCTCGCCCCAAGAGCCTGACGATCCTTGGCGGTCGCCCCGGCATGGGCAAGACCGCTGTCGCCTGCTCCTACGCCCGCGGCGCCGCCAACAATGGGCACGGCGTCCTGTTTGTCACGCTGGAAATGGCCAAGGAAGAACTGATCGGACGAATGATCGCCGAAGCGCTGTTCGACAACGAGAAGCAGCGCGTGCCCTACAGCGTCCTGCGAGGCCGCCCGAACCATTGGGAGCGGCAACAGATCGAAATGGCCGGGAACTACCTCTCCAGCCTGCCCCTGACCGTCGTGGATACGCGCGCATCGATGGGCGGATTTCCACGAGCGAAGGCACCCTTGGCGACGACGAGGTCGCCGTGATCCCGATCAGCATCCTCACCGCCTGACAACCTGTTTCCCGGCCTTCCGGCCACCACCTTGCCCCGCCGCTTTGGCGGGGTTTTCTATGGAGTAGTGCAAATGGCACAGTACGGATTCGGCGCGGGCGTCCTTGTCGGCACCGCGCAGTCGGATGCCGCGGGCAACGCGATCGCCGCGCCCACCCCGATCCAGTTCGGGATCATGCAGGAAGCATCGGTCGACTTCTCGTTCGACATCAAGGAGCTGTTCGGCCAGTACCAGTTCCCGGTCGCGATCGGGCGCGGCAAGGGCAAGATCGCGGGCAAGTCGAAGTTTGCGCAGCTCAACGGCCTGACCATCAACTCGCTGTTCTTCGGCCAGACGCTGCTTTCCGGCGAAATCGGCGAAGTGATCGACACGACGGGGACGGCCATTCCGGCAACCCCCTTCACGATCACGCCGACCGTGCCGAACTCCGGCACCTGGACGAACGATCTCGGCGTGCTCGACCCCAACGGCCTCCCCATGACCCGCGTGGTCAGCGGGCCGACGGCGGGGCAGTACAGCGTCAGCGCCGGGGCTTATGTATTCGCAGCGGCCGACACGGGCAAGGTTGTCCGCATCAGCTACCAGTACACCGCGACGTCGACGACGAAGAAAAAACTTGCGATCAGCAACGTGCTGATGGGCTACGCCCCGCAGTTCCGGGCCGACCTGCTCGTGCCCTACGGCGGCAAGCAATTCGTCCTCACGCTGCCGGCGTGCATTGGCACCAAGCTTTCGTTCGCGACGAAGCTCGACGACTTCATGGTCCCCGAGTTCGACTTCTCGGCCTTCGCGGACGCCGCCGGCAACGTCGCCTATCTCGCAACCTCGGAGTAACGAAACCATGATCCCCGGCATCCCCATGCAGCTCGGCGACGGAAAGACCTACACCATCCCGCCGCTGACACTCGGCTCCCTCGAGGATCTTCAAGACCGGATCGACGCCGTCTCCGGCATGGACAAGGCATCGATCGCGACGATGATCGATGTCGCCCTGGCCGCGCTCAGGCGCAACTACCCGGACCTCACCCGCGAAGAAGTAGGCGGCCTGATCGACGTTGCGAACATGGACGAGGTTTTCACCTCGGCGCTCGACGCATCTGGTCTCAAGCGAAAGGCTCTGGAGGCTGAGGCCGCCGAAGCGCAAGGCGCGCCGGAGGGAAACGCACCAACCGAGAGCGAATAACCGCTCTCATCGCCTGGCTCGCGACCATGACCGGATGGACGTGGGATCAATGCCGGGCACTCGACCTTCCCCGTGTCGATGCCCTCCGTGCCGCCTGGCGGGACAATCCGCCGCTGGCGATCACGATGCGAATGGCGGCCGAAGCGCTGGGCGCGCGGTTCGATGGAGCGAGCAAGCCAAATGCCGCGCCGGCCGAGGAGACGGCGCGCGGCGAGCAGGCAGATCCGCACGCCTTGATGGCCGCGCTGGGTCAGTCCGAGCCTGTGCCCTATGTGGCTCCGAAGAGGGGAATTGCGCTTCCTACAGACGGCGGTTGACGCGATCGGTCAGAATGAAAACTGCCTTCGGGCAGCTCTTGTTGAAGTACGAAGCCTCTTCCTTGGGCGATCCATCCTTGAAGGCAACGAATGATCGGTTCATCCCACCGAACCCGTTTCGCGCCCGATACTCTATGCAGACAAGCGACCCGGCATCATCCGTGCCGATCCGCTCTACGACGAGCGAATCGGGGTCTCTCAGCGCGGCCTTAACGGCCTTAGCCGCCGCGACCGCAGATTTGAGCCTAGTCTGATCCGCTACCTGATCGGCACTCAAGGTTGGGGTCGCGGGGACGGTCGGCTTGATGTCCGGGTTGAAAACCAGAACAAGGCCATTCGCGACCACTCCGAGACCAAGGAAGCAGAGGATGTAAAACCAGCACCCTCGCTTCTTTTTGGCGCTCAACTGCACCTGCTGCTGCTCGAAGTTGTAGCCGCAATGCTTGCACACAACCGCAGCGGCTTTGATGGTCTCGGCACACTTAGGGCACTGCTTTTCGTCCGACATGTGAAACCCCTCTTTCGGCGCAGAGATTATTCACTGTCGGCAGATAGTCCAGCGTTAGGGCGTCGTGAGCCATTCACCGCCGTTGTGGGTTCGAACTGCGAGTGAAATGGAGGTGGCTCACTGCCACCCCCATCCATCACGGTTCAGCGCCTGCCTAGCCCCGCCATGCCAAGCCACGCCTTGCTGAGCCATACCGTTCCATACCTTGCCTTGCCTGCCATGTTTCGGGGCCTATTCGGCGCCCCGAGCCTCGTCGATTGCCGCAAAAACCTGCGCCAGTTCCACGAGCTCTGCGTAGCGCTTCCGCCACGCCTCCAGTTCCGTGAGCGCCGCCCTTAGAACCTGCTTGCGCAGATCGGGATCGCTCATCGCGTGAACGACGCTGGTGTAAGACCGGTCGCGCTCCTGCACAACCGATACGAACGCCCGCATCGGCTTCCGCTCTTCCGCCGCCTCAACCACGACCTCAATCGACCGGATGATGCCTCTGGCCTGATCGACGCGGTAATTCTGCGCCGCCACGTTGTCATCCCACTCGAACAGGTCGTGCAGCGGGTTCTTGGCGGCCTTGGCAGTGTGAACCACCCATTCCGGCTCAAGGCGGCCATTGTGGCGAACGCGGATGCGCTCAAGTTCGTCGCCGGCCGCCTGGGGGTCAACGGAGATCCGGGCGCCCTCTTTCCAGCGGTAGATCATGCCTCTGCTCCTCCGACATGGAAGCGCCCATAGGAGCCGTTCCGTTCCGGCCGCCATTCGCCAATCCCGACCCCAAAGCCGGCGACGTTGAGCAAGTTGGCAATTTGCTCGGCACTGATCGCGGACGTGTTGAACTTGATCTGGACCGGGATGCTCCACTCCGGAAACTCGGGGCGATAGCGAATGTCGGCGGTCCCCATGCCGACGCGGACCATGTCCTCGCGCGGCCGTGGTTCCCCGATCACCGGCAGCATTTCGGCGTCGATATGGAACGCGCCGCGCAAGACGGTCATCTTGGCGTCAACGTACCGCGCCGCCGAAACCATGGCAGCCTTCACCCCTATCGCGGGGAAGCCATAGGCTCCCGTCTCGGTGCGATAGAAGCAGGCTTCGTAATCGGCCTCGGGGTCTTTCGCCTCCTTGCCCTTGGACGCCTTCTTCATCTGCTTGTCGAGCATCTGGCGCTTGGCCTTCTCGCTCCAGGCATGGACAATAAGGGGACTGTCCCCGATGAGCATGAGCGTGATCGTTTCGATTTGAAGCGCCGGGAGGATGATCTGTTGGGAGGCGGCCATTATGCGTTCCCTCCTGCAAGCCTGGCAATGTCGGCAAGAATGATATCGAAATCGCTTGCCTCAAGGATCATGTCCTCGCTGAAAGTCCGACACCAGCGCAGCTTCCATTCGACCGCGCGTAGATCTGGAGCCGGCATATCGAGCAGAACGCCTTCAGCTTTCACTAGCGCGTCACCCGACCCATTAAGGTAATTCTGCGCATCAGCCTCCGCTTTAGCCTTGATGCAATCCCGCATCGCAGCATCCCATTGCGCTCGAAGGCCGGGGCCATAGATGTTGACGGCGGCGGCCACCGGAGCGGCGGCAGCAAGTGCGATACCAGCGGATAGGAATCCGCGGCGATCTGATGTAGTGGCAATCGAAGCCATGACCTGATCCTTCGGTGATCGGTTGCGGTTAGGGCGGCTTGAGAGGGCTCAATCTCTCTTGCCGCCCGCCTTTTATGCGCGTATAAAAGGCGCATGTCAACAATTAATCCGCGCAAAAAACCACGAGGCCGCCCGCCTGTCGAAAGCGAGGAGATCCGCGCTCGCGTGCAACAACCATTGCTAGGTAGGTTGGACGAATACGCGGAGAAGAATAATTTGCCGCGCTCTGAAGCCATCCGCCGCCTGGTCGAAAAGGGGCTGGGCAGCTAAGACTTGCGACGCTTCCTAAACCAAGTCCTCAACACCAACCTGCAGCGCCGCCGCCAGCTTGCACACAGTCTCTACCGAACCTTTCTTCCGGCCGGCTTCGATGTCAGCAATCTGAACGCGGTTCACGCCCGACGCGCTGGACAGGGTGGCTTGTGTCATGCCGCGAAACTCACGCCAGACGCGCAAGGGGTTTTCCCCGCTAACAAGCCGCTTCGCAACATCGGCTGGCACCAGCTCATCGCGGCCGGCGGCGATGTCGGTCATGGCGCGATCATAGGTGCGCAGATCGGCGAGTTCATCGACCGCAGCCTTGAGGTTCCGGTACTCGTCCAGCGGGATCGTAATCATCTCGCCCATGTTCATCTCCATCATTCGTAGATGCCGCCGCGCGGCCCAATTTCCAGAACGGCCAACACCACGCCATCATCCATGATGACGCGCCAGTCGCCGACCCGCAGCCTGATCCCTTCGCGACCCTTGAGCGCCTTGACGTTGTTCGCGAGCGATACCGGATCAGCCGCATATTGCTCGACCTTGCTGATGATCCGAGCAGCATCATTCGCGGGCATCTTGCGAAGGGTCTTGATCGCGGCGCGGGTATAGCTGATCGGCTTCATGCGATTTGTGTAGCCTAAAGCTACATTGTAGTCAATAGCTACATTTACAGATGTGCGTTTCGCCTTGCCACCGCTGCAACGAAAACGTATCAGTTTCATCACCTCGGGAACTGCGCCCATAGGCCGGAAGCCCGATCCCCACAGATCAGGATTGACCCCGTGAGCGACATCGTGTTCCTTCGCGGCGTGAGCGAGAATCGCGACTTCGAGGCGCTTGGGCGCTACGTGGATGCCAGCGAGCGTATCGACAGGCTGTTGTCCGCGCGTCACAATCTCGGCTCCGCCATCGCGCAGATCGTCAGGCCGTTGTCGTTGCCCGCCGACAAGACCTCGATACCGTCCATCGATGTCGACGCGCTTGCCGAGCAGGTGAGCAACCTCACCGTGATCGAAAGCGAGCTGCGCGCCGCGATCGATGACGCCAACCAATACGCCGAAGCCGCCGGGAAGAAGGCCGTTCGCCGCCTGTAGGCGACACCGCAACATCACCGACAAGCATCGATAGCCGTCCCTGACCGGGGCGGCTTTTTCATTTGGAGCGACCATGACCGACAAGGTCGAAGTCAAGATCGTTGGCGACGAGTCCAGCGCGCAGGCCGCGCTGCGCCGTTCGGCCGCTGCGGTCACGGAAGCCTCCAACGTGATGCGGGACCGCCTGGGCGCGATCCGCGATCGCTCACGCGAGGCGTTCGCTGGCATGGCGCAGGACGCGCAGAAGGCTGAGGGTGATGTCCAGCAGGCCACCACCAGCATTGGCTCCGCGTTCGATCGGCTGAAGGCCCGCTTCGATAGTTTCACCACGGGCTTCAAGCAGGGGTGGCGCGAGGCCGACGCTGAGATCAAGGCGGCCCGCCAGAGCGCGGAGAATGCTTCCGCTTCGGGCGGCAAGCTCGAGCGCGGGTTCGGGGGCGCCCTCGAAGTCGCCAAGGGCTTCGTGATTGCCAAGATCGCCGAGCATATTGCCGAGATCGGCTCCAAGACCATCGAAACGGCGACCGAGTTCGAGCGACTTCGCTCTGTCCTGACGACGCTGCAGGGATCGGAGGCCGGTGGCGCGGCGCAGTTCGCCCAGCTCAAGAAGTTCTCGACCGACACGCCTTACGAGCTTTCCGAGGTCGTCGAATCGTTCGCCAAGCTGAAGTCGCAGGGCCTTGACCCGTCGAATGCCGCCCTCACCTCCTACGGCAACACCGCCGCGGCGATGGGCAAGTCGCTCGACCAGATGATCGAAGCCGTGGCTGATGCCGCGATGGGCGAATACGAGCGCCTCAAGGAATTCGGCATCAAGGCGGTCGATGCCGGCGACAAGGTCATCTTCAATTTCAATGGACAGGCGACCGAGGTCAAAAAGAACAGCGCCGACATCCAGGCTTACCTCCAGAAGATCGGCAACACCGACTTTGCGGGCGCGATGGACCGCCAGATGGATACTTGCGGCGTACTCCGACTGTTCAAGCGCACGATCCGCCTCAACGATAGCCTCCTGCATAGCCTTGAGACGATCCCTATAACCCTCCGCCATGATGATGCAGGCATCCCGCTGCTTGGTCAGCCGCTCGTTTTCCTTGGCCAGTTGGTCGAGGGCGGTGAGGGCGTTGGCCAGCAAATCTGGCCAAGGGGACGGCGTGAAGCCACCACGATCATCTGCCCACCGCGACCCGCATGCTTCGCATATCGTCCAGATGGTTCCTCCGCGATGGGTGTCCTCATGAGTGCAGATGCTGCGTCCGGCATAGTCGAGCGCCCTCCGCACCGCTTCAATGTCGATCTCGCTCATGACTGTTGTTCCTCGGTTGGGGTGCCGCTCGATAGGGGCGCATCCTGACGGACCGCGCTCTCGTGAACGGAGCCGGTGCCCGTCTCCGCCCTGCGGGCATCGATCGCTTGCGCGGTGAACCGGATGAGTTGCTCTCCGTCGCCACTGAGCATCCAACCATAGGTCTGGCGGTGCAGACTCAACTGGAACAGCCACGGAATGCCGATGCGGCTTGCCCGCTTGCTAATGAAAACCCAGTGGCGCGGATTCCACGAACGCAGCCGCGAGGCCTTTCCTATGCTGAACCAAACCGACCATTCCCAGCATAGTTGAGCGCGATGGTGGTAGCTAACTAGCGTCCACGAGCCCCGGACATTCGTCCTTGAAAACCAGCGCAACGGAGACTGCCACCCCTTGATCTGCTTGAGAGCACGAACCGTTGCCAGACCAAGGACAGTATGGGGCTCGCCACTGGTTGCGCGATACGCTTCAACCAAGTCTAGGAGGTGGCGCGCTGTCGATTGGGTGATGTTGTCAGCAGGGCCGTACCAGCGAGCAACCGACATTATCTTGTCAGCGTCAGGGATTGAAGCCCGTAGGGTGGAGACGCTTGCGGCTCCATCGTCAGACGAAAGCCCGCCCGGACGCCCCTCCATATCCTCGCTCATACTTCACCGCCTTCCTTGGATGGCGTAGGCTCCTTGGGCTGATGATCGCCGCACCAGTCTTGCACATATACGATCGGCCAATAGAAGGATCGCTGCCCCGCCCATGCGGTCGCTTGCGGCGGAACGAGACGGCAGCGGCTATTTTCCATGAACCGGCACGTCGCACAGGTCTGCTTATCCATGGGTCACCTCTGCTTTGGTGAGGGCGGCGATAGCCCTGCCTAGGGGGCAGTTGCGCTCATGCTCAGCGGCGCTATTCTCGCGCATGTCAGCGTCGCAATAATCGCAGAATACGTCTGCAATGCCCGCCGCGATTTCCGCATCGACTATCCCTTTCAACGCCTCCACCAGATCCCGGTGAGCATCGGTCTCCGGGTTATTGGCAGTTGTTGGCAGGGGGGTGGCCTCACGGTTTGCGCGGATGAGCGCTTTCTTCGCGACCTGCGCATCTGTCTTGCGGCGCTGCAATTCCGGGCCTACCGCCTTAGGATCGGCATAGTAGTCGTCGCCAATGCGGATGAACCATTCGCTACCGCCACCAAGATGGCTGACAATTACCTTCGTCAGTTCGCGAAGGTGCTTGGCCAATGCGGCCTCCAACGGTGTCTCTGTCATGAGGGGTTCCCTTCGGTGGAAGGCGTGCCAAAAACCTTGGCAAGGCATTGGGGGCACGTTTCCCAATCGTAATCGCCATGCTCGCAAGGCCCCATCGCGCGGATGAAACTCTCGCGCTGGGCTTCACGCATGGCCTTCTTTTCCTCTGGCGTGGCATTGCGCTCCCATTCGCGGGCACGCTCCAGCAGCCTCTCAAGCTCGGGGTCCATCAGGGGTTCTCCACCTTGTAGGCGATGATGTCGTTGTCGTGGTTGTGGGATTGCCAGCGCCACCAGTCTTCACCAGGGCCAGACCAAAACTTGGCTCGTTCCCGTTCAACGACCTGGCCATCGCGGAACACCACGGTCACCATCGTATCTGGCGCCACAGGGCACGGCCCACCGGAGTGCGCAACGAAGCCTTCGGGGAGAGAGGTCATGGGAGGAAATCTCCGATGCAAAAGGCGTGCTGGTCCGGCTCATCAAGCGCGACCAACCTCACCGCCTCCGATCGCCGGTCATATGGTCCATCGCAAATAGCGCCCTTGAGCACCCACCACTTGCCAGCCCAAATTCCGCGACCAGGAACAATCCGAGAAGGATCGTCGCCATAGGCCGCAGCAAGGCTGCCGGCGCGCGCGATTGCATCTTGGTTGCGGCGCTCAACGGCTGCCATCGCCGCCTCATACCTTTCGGCCCACTCACCCTTGCCCCCGCCCACATCGGGGTTCGGAGTCGGTTCGACTCCCGATTGCGGAATCCCGCTCGAATGGTTGGACATCGCAACTGCGGGACTCGGCGGGATTGCGTCGGTCAATGAAGATGGTTGGTCACCGCTAAGTGATTGTTTTTCATCACTGCCCGCATTCCGTCCCCGGGCACCATTGGAAACCCCGAATTTCCCCGCATGACCCTTTACAAGCCCGGGAAATCCTAGGAATATCCTCACATATTGACCCGCATTAACCCGCGAAGGACTTGGCGCAGCCGGGGGCTTTGGGGGATCAGATGGGGGCATTCTTCGGAAATCCGATAATGTGAGGCCCCCATGCCCCTGACCGATACGGCAGTCCGGAACGCAAAGCCCCGAGAGAAGGCATTCAAGCTTGGTGACAGTGGCGGCCTATATCTTCAGGTGACGCCAACAGGCGCGAAACTGTGGCGCCTCAAGTACCGCGTGCACGGCAAAGAGAAGAAGCTGGCGATCGGCGTTTACCCCGAGATCAGCCTCGCCGATGCTCGGGCAAAGCGCGATGCCGCCAAGGCAGAATTGGCCTCGGGCAAAGACCCTTCACGCGAGAAGCAACGGCGGGCGATCATCGCCAAGGCTGACGCCGGCAACACGTTCGCCCTGATCGCATCCGAGTTCATCGCGCATAAGAGGCGTGATGGAAATCGGGCCTGGGCACCCAAGACTGCCGACAAGAATGAGTGGTTGATCGGACTGCTTACCCCCAGCCTTGGCTCGATCCCGATCGCGGACATTGAGCCGGCCGAGGTGCTTCATGCGGTTCGCAAGATCGAAGCTCGGGGCGCCATCGAGTCAGCCCGTCGGGCTCTTCAACTTGCAGGTGGAGTGTTCCGGTACGCGGTAGCGACCACCCGCCTTCGATCCGATCCAACCCGCGATCTGAAAGGCGCCCTGCTCTCACCCGACGTCAAGCACAGGGCCGCAATCCTCGACCCCAAGAAGCTGGGTGAATTGCTTCGGGCGATCGACGGCTACAATGGCCACTACACCACGAAATTCGCTCTGGAACTCGCGCCGCATGTGTTCGTGCGTCCGGGCGAACTCCGGCACGCCGAATGGCCAGAAATCGACTTCGACAAGTCGGTGTGGGCTATCCCGGCTGCCAGGATGAAGATGCGCAAACCGCATCATGTGCCCCTGTCCCGGCAAGCGCTCGAGATCTTCCGCCGCCTTTATGCTGTGCGCGTGAGCGAAGGTTACATCTTTCCCAGTATTCGAACGCACAAGCGGCCGATGAGCGAAAACACCCTCAACGCGGCATTGCGCCGGCTGGGGTTCGGTAGCGATGAAGTTTCGGCGCACGGCTTCCGCGCAACGGCGTCAACGCTGCTGAACGAAGCACAAGACGCGAAAACCGGACAACCCCTTTGGAGCGCCAATGCGATCGAAAGGGCATTGGCCCATGGCGACGAGGACAAGGTCCGCGCCGCCTATCACCGCGGCCAGCATTGGCCGGAGCGCGTGAAGATGGCCCAGTGGTGGAGCGATTATCTCGATACGCTCCGTACTGGGGCCGAGATCGTGCCGTTTCCCGAGAGGGAGGCCGGATAGAGTTTCACCGGGCACGGTGCCCGATGAAAGCGGGCCAGCTGGGGAGCCACTACCTCCCCCGCCGGCCCTGACCACCAACCGCCACAGGAGGGCGATTCGATGACTTGTGCCGACCTAGACACCCTTGCCGTAGCGAGCAAATGGCCCTCGACCGTGCTGGGGGAAGATGATCCGATTTCCCGGTTTTGCATGATGTTCGTTGCGCACAACGAGGACCCCAGCCTTGAGCCGGAATACCTCGCAGCGCTGTCCGCCATGGACGAATACCAGCCGCAAACGAGCCGCGACGCGCTGCGGAAGTTTGTCGCGATCTACGATTGCGGCGGGCATCCTACCGACGATCGGGAGAAGGCCTTGATCGCCCAGGCGAAACACGTCCTCCAAACGAAGCCAACGCGAGCGCGAAACACCAGGCCGTTAGGCGAATGGTCCTCGTGGCGCAGGAAATCTCCGTCAAGGCAGGTCAGATAGCGCAGTTGATCGAGACCTGCGAAGAGGCGGCCCACAATCTGTACGCGGGGTATGAGAGAAGCAAAGAGGAACAGTCAGCGGCGTTACGCAGGATCGACTTGTTCCACGACTTGGCGCGCAGCGTGGCGGTGCAAATCGAGAAAGCAGGGGAGCAGATCGAGCGAATGGAATCCGATTTAGGCCACCCGAACGCAAATCTGGCCGGAGTCCACTGACATGCAGCTTCCAACTACCATAAACGTGCTTCCAGCCGTTTCTGAAACGCCGGATTTCGCGCTCGACGATTTACGCGTGTTCTCGAGCATCCCCAATGCTCATTACGATGTGGTGCCCCTGCTCGGCATGGTCGCGGTTTACGAAACCGACACCCTTACACGCGCTCGACATCAGGGCGCTTGCTGCAATCGCGCTCCGGGATGGGATGTCTCTAGTTCGCTCCGGCGGCGGTCGGGGCTGCTTCGCGAAATGGCAGACGCTCGCCGATGACATCGGGGTCGACATCGCCCGATTTTCGAAATCCCTCAAACGGCTGCGCGAGTTCGGTTACGTCGTGATTGAGCAGCAGGACGATGACCGCCGACGCAAAACAATCCGGGTCGTATATCCCGAAAATAGTTGCACTGAGCGACAAGTATCTAATGCGGAAATGGTTGCCACCAGCGACAACAATCTCAGCGAAATGGTTGACATGGGAGACAACCAATCGGGCGAGATAGTTGACATACGCGATTTTGAAACCCGCAGAAATCTGCCAAAAACTACCCCCTATTATATTCCCTTAAAGGGGGAATTACATGTTGCCGAAGCAAGAGGATTATATGCTGTTGAAACAGCGCGCCGGTTTGGCGCGTGTGATGACGATGATGATTTTTCAGATGAGATAGCGAACGCTGTCCAGCAGGTCGGCAAGCGTGCTTCCAAGGCGGAGCTTCCAACCAGCGGCATCCGCCTGAACGACATTCTACCTGGCGCTTGGAAGAGCAAGTCCATTGGCGCCTGCCTCGCAGGACTCGAGCGCGGGCTGCAACTCATCGGCTACCGCACAGACCGCCTGATCCCGGAGGACGCGGAGTCCGTCCAACGGTTCCTGTCGAGCCTGGCTAACGTCAGCGCCGGCGAGCAAGATGGATACCGCGCCGAGCGGATGCTCGAACGGATCGAACAAGCGGAAGCCGCGGCATGA